TCGCCNACGTTAATTAAACCGTTCATTATATTAAATAAAAAGAAAAAAATATATATTGCGATAAAAAACTTAAAATTAAATAATTAATTAAACTAAAATGGATCGTTCTAAAGATAGGAATACCAAAAAAAGTGGGTTTGAAAGAAAGGAAATTAATGGAAAACAAAATCCTAAATATATTGATTTATTAGAAGAAGATAAACCTATAGCTGGGCAAAAGTTTGTTTGTGTTTCTTTTGTTTCACCTGAAAAAATTTTAAAGCAAAAGGAAATCTTTTATTTTGAAGAGTTCCTAAAGAAATGGGAATTTAATAAATCTATGGAAAAGTTTGTTCAATTTTTAAATTTTATTTCTTTTAAGTATAATGTTTCGTTTGACGATGTAACAACGGATTTTAAAGACTTTGTTAAAGAAGAAAAAGAAGCTCTTTCTAAAATTAGCATGGATGATGATTACAAAACATTTTTAGACAATAATGAAGAAGAGTTAGAGAAGACATTTAATCGTACACATAATTTCCAAACATCAACCAGAGGGTTAAAAATTCGCGGGTCTTATCCATCAATGGAGGAAGCTGAGTTAAGATGTAAAATGCTCAGGGAGGTTGACCCTAATCATGATATTATGGTGGGACCGGTTGGAATGTGGATGCCTTGGGAACCAGAGGCTTATAAAACGGGGCGGGTTGAATATATGGAAGAAGAATTGAACCAATTAATGCTTGAAAAGAATAAAAATGAGGCTAGTGCCAAAACCACATTTGAACAGCGCATTAAAGAAACAAAGCAAAAAGCTATTGAAGAAAATATCAAAAAGGCGGAAAAATCAGGAAATACATTATCACAAACAATTGATGAACAAGGAAACTTAGTTGGTGTTAATAATTGTAACACTCAAGAATTTGCTTTGAAAGACCAAGAAAATATTTCTACTGCCGATATTTGTAAGGAACTATTTAATGGCGACAATGTGGTTGTTGGAAAAACCGATTATGGTCAAAGCCAACTCGTTAGCGGACCTTTCGCGAAAAAGAACTAAGATAACTTTTATTATAATTTAAATGTTTATTATTCATAATTATAATTATGAATAATGATTATGAATATATTGGTTACGCAGGCGCGTTTTTTATTAGCATCAATTTAATTCCACAAATAATACACATTTACAAAAATAAAAACGCGGATTCTATTTCAGTTACGTCTATTATATTAGGAATTATTTCATCCATTTTAATGTTAATTTATGGAATTTTTATATTTAAAATTCCCATTATTATTTCTAATTGTATAATTTTTTTATTTTATTGCATAATATTATTTTTTAAATATTTATATAGTTTTTCAACTGTGAATAATATTAATATAAATTATTTGAATGTGTAAAATATATTTATCAACAAATAATATTTAATTATAATCATAATTTGTTACAAAATTAAATTTTTTAGTTTCTACCATTTATTAGCCTTTTTGACATTAATTTTAGGACCAGCTCCGCGCTTCTTCACATTATTCGGGTCGTATTTTTCTTCATCATCATCATCATTCATACCCTTCGATAATTCCCAGAATTCTTTAGACCCTAATCTGAAGTCGCCATGGTTGTCGGCTTTGTACCAGAATACTTGGTCATGTAATTTATTGGATTTCGAGTTGTTGTTAATTACCAGGCACTCATAATTTTCAGTACATTGGTCCATTACCTGACAAAAGCTCTCAAATGTTGGAAACATTCCGGCGTAATTTTCATATATACGTCTTCTATTTGCAATATAATTTTCTCTCAAAATAAAGACATAATCAATATTTGTTCTTAGTGTTGGAGGTATGCCTAATGGATATTGCATTGTGATGACTAACATAACCTTCCAATGTCTCCCATTCATGAATAAAAGTCGCATCATTTTATCGCGAGCCCAAGTGTTATCATATAAGCAATCATCTAAAATAACGAACGCTCGCGGGTCAATAGTGCTGCGTTTATATGTTTCCATTTCCTTTTTAATTTGCTTTAAAACAGTTCTCTGTCTCTTCAATATATTTTCTATAATGGCAGTATTATATTCATTATGAACAAATAATTTCGGTACCATTTTGCCATAAAATCCGTTGCCTTCCTCTGTACCTGATATAACTGTTCCTATTGGGATTTCTTGTTGATAATACAATAAGTCTCTCACCAAAAATGACTTTCCTGTATCTCTCTTTCCAATTAAAACCACAACTGGTCCCTTATTTTCATTAGGTTTAAAACTTATACTTTTCATATCAAATTTTTTAAGTTCTAAAGTCATTAATATAAGTTTTAGAAATTATTTTTTTATCGTTTTTACGCATATGTAAATATTCATAACAAATTAAATAAGTTAAAAAGAGATATAATTTATATATTAATTAGCTAACAATGATAAATGTGAATTATCAAAAGAGAAAAAATTCTGAACTTTTTAAAAGTTTAGAGAAACAGGAATCTTTGTTTCTTTCTGAAACTCAAAATTATATTCCAATTTACACAAAATTCTTCTCTCTAAATGAGACAAATTATAATAATATAAACTTAAACAACAAATGGTATATTCATTCTATTAATGAACAAATTGAAGACAATGACCGCCTATATAATTGTCGTGTTAAAAATATAAATAATAATAAAATTAAAGATAAAGAAATATTTTTTAAATTGGCACCTTTATTAGACCCTTATAAATTTTTAATAGGAAAATACAATATTAACGATGAACGTTTTTTAACATTGCCAAAAATAGATTCGACTGAAACTGTTACACATACAAAATTCTTAGATTTAAACAACTCTGCCTATGTGGATGGTTTATTCTTATTTTTAACTAGTAATTTAATTCATCAACATAATTTTGTTAACGGGGTTGACTATTATGGTTCTTTTTTGGCAATTAAAAATAACTTTAATATAAATGTTTTTGATGATATCGATTATCTAAATGGGTCTGAGTTTTTTAATAAAAACAAAAATAAGTTATTTACTATTGACGATTATGAACATTTATTTAATACGGAAGAAGGCAAATTAAAACCAATTACTATACAACACGATTTAAGTTCTAAATCTAAAATGTCAATAAAATCTTTTGATAATCATATTTTTGAAGATATTTTTGAAGACAATATAAGCTTAGAGAATTTAAAAGATATGTCAATTGATTTAGTTGATATTACAAACTCAGACATGTTAAATAATGATGATAAAAATGTAACGTTAAAATCAAATTCTACTTGCTCTTCGAGGTCTTCTCACACTTCTTTAGATGAAATGGAGTGTGAAAATAATAGCAATTGTGATGAAGATGAAGAAGACACTAATGACGACGAATCAGAAACTAATGAAAGTGAAGAACATGATGATGCCGGTGAAGAACATGAAGAACAAGAAGAACAAGATGATGAAGAAGAATACGAAGAAGAAATTATAAACGCAACGATTCCAAAATTTCCAGTTCAGGTTATTTGTATGGAAAATTGTGAAAAAACATTTGACGATTTAATACTAACAAGCGACTTAACTACCGAAGAGTGGTATTCTGCCTTAATGCAAATAATTATGATTTTAATTACTTATCAAAAAGCTTTTAATTTTACACATAACGACCTTCATACAAATAATGTAATGTATGTTGAAACAGATAAAAAATATTTGCATTATTGTTATAAAAAAAAATATTACAAGGTCCCGACTTTTGGGCGTATATTTAAAATAATCGATTTTGGAAGAAGTATTTATAAGTTTAATGGTAGCATATTTTGCAGTGATAGTTTTAATAATGGAGGAGACGCCGCTACGCAATATAATACAGAACCTTATTTTAATGATAAAAAACCAAGATTGGAGCCAAACTTCAGTTTTGATTTATGTCGGTTAGCTTGTTCAATTTATGATTATGTTATAGATGAAACGGACGACGTCAAAGAAATAAGCAAATGTAAAGACCCTATTAAAAAACTAATTGTAGAATGGTGTTTGGACGATAAAGGAATTAACATGTTATATAAAAATAATGGCGATGATAGATACCCCGATTTTAAATTATACAAAATGATTGCACGATGTGTTCATAATCATACCCCTCAATCTCAATTAGAGCGACCCGAGTTTAAAAAATTTTCTAACTTTAAGGGAGAGATACCCATTGAACAAATCATAGACATTGATAAAATACCTATTTATTTTTGATTTAGCAAGATAATTTTTATTTTGGTATTATCTTCATAATACTATTATATTTCTATATATATTATGGATTCTTTTGGCTTTATAATTACAAGACACGTTAACTCAGTAAAAACAAATAAATATTGGAATCACTGTGTAAAATGCCTAAGAAGGTTTTACCCGCAAAAAAGAATTGTGATTATTGACGATAATAGTGATGCTAATTTTGTAAAAGCCGATTTCAATTATTTAAATATAATGGTTATTCAATCAGAGTTTAAAGGTCGAGGTGAACTATTGCCATACTACTATTTTTTGAAGAATAAGTTTTTTAACAATGCCGTAATAATTCATGATAGCGTTTTTTTCCATAAAAGGGTAAATTTTGAAAAATTATTAGGTAAAAAAGTTATACCATTGTGGTTTTTTTACCCAGATAAAGAAAATATGGATAATACATTAAGAATTGCCAATACTTTAAAAAATTCAGGGGGAGTAGCACAGAAAATAAACATTGATAAAAATGTACTCGGAATGCCTCATTCAAAATGGTATGGTTGTTTCGGCGGCCAATCGTTTATAAATCACAGCTTTTTGACGTTTTTACAAGAAAAATATGGCATAACCAATATGATTTCCTGTGTTTTATGTAGACAAGATAGATGTTGTTTTGAACGAGTATTGGGTTGTTTATTTTTTACCGAAAACTCCCAAATTCTAAATAATAAATCAATATTTGGCGACATAATGAAGTATCAAAATTGGGGTTACACATTTGAAACTTACGAATCAGACCTGAAAAGAGGAAAGGTCCCAAGAGCTATCGTTAAAGTTTGGACCGGTCGTTAACCAAAAAAATAAAATAAAATAAAATAAAATAAAATAAAATAAAATAAA